CAGCGGTCTCATCGTCGCGGTCGGTTTCTATCTGGCCCGCAGGTACTTTGTTGACAAGTAATTAAATACATAGTTATAATTAGTTGATTATGGGAATAATATACAAGATTACTTGTGTACCCACAAATCTATCTTACATTGGAAAAACTATTCAAAAACTCAATGTAAGATTGAGACAACACCAAGACAAACGATCTTATTGTCGTTTGCTTACAGAAGAAATTAAGAAACATGGTTGGGATAATTTCAAATACGATATACTATGGGAAGGTGAAAATGAAAAACTTGGTGAAATGGAAAGAAATTTCATCATAGAACACAATACGATAGAGCCCAATGGTTTGAATCTAAGAGAAGGAGGTGGAAAGAGTGAAAGAGTCAGTGAAACCTCGAGAAAACTTATGATTGATAAACAAAGAGAAATATCAAAAAACAAAACTGGTTATTTGGGGAAAATTATAAAAAACAAACATTCATATTCTTTTAAATTTACTGTTAATTATGTTTATCATACAATTAATTTTAAAACTTTGGAAGAGGCACAAAAGGCTCAGGAAGACTTCACTAATAACCCTGATACTTTTCCTCTCCCTGAGCCAAAACGAGTTGGGAACGGAAAAGGTTCTATATATTTGAAAGGGAGTAAGTGGTATGTAATACTCCCTGGGAATGTTTATTTAGGCATATATGAAACCAAGGAAGAAGCCAAAAAGGTTATCGAAGAATATAGAAAGGATCCTGAAAACTTCACAAGAGAGCCCGAAGTAAAATCAAAACCTAAATTTTATGTATATGAAATGAAGAGAACCCGTTGTAAACAAAATTATATTCTTTATATAGTAAAAACATACGAAAAAATAGACAAAAAAAGTCAAAGATCTGGCATATTTTAGAGATAAGAAAGCTGCTGAATACTACTGTGAAACTCTACAATATAACGATAGATACGATATAGTGTAAAGGGTTGATTCTCTGGCTGGGTTTCGATCCCAGTATCTTTTCATTAACAGTGAACTGCCTCTCCGATTTGGCCTCCAGAGAACAATGTGAAATCACCCAGGCAATCCACTCCATAAGAGGCTACCTGGGCTTGAACTTCACATTGTTATCTTGGACTTTATGTTTAATTATTTGACGCATCAGGAAATCCCCTGAAGCCAGGATGATCGGAATGGGTCCGAACATCAATACGGTCGGAGCAACAGCGATGGCCACACCCACCTTCTGACTTAAAGAAAGATCCTGCATATATAGTAATGTATGGTTATTCTGTCTGGCTGGTGCCACTGAATCATCGTCTTCTGACCAAGGTCTACAAGTTCAGGCACATCCCACACATCACCATCTCGACCAATCACGCGACCGTTCCTGATCCAGACAACCTCGGGAGATTATACAATGTCGTGGATTTCAAACAATACGGAAAGATTGGAAAGCAGTATGAGGTCGATCCATTGCATTCACTTGGTTGGGAGTGTGAAGTGGAGGATTTGGACATCAAGCACACGCCTCACCTGAGTCACTTGTACTCATTCTTTCCATACGCCAAAGTGTATTCAGTGTATCCCACGCCGATGCGGTTGATCGCTGAGGTCTGTGTGGCGGACACCAGATCCCCCGACTGGGAGGAGTGGAGGATAATTAAAGAAAAGATTCCAAGATAAAGTACAATGGCTTTTTTACCTTTTCTTCGGCATGGCGATCTTTATGACCTTCTGGACACGACGTCCAAGGTTCTGAATGAGCTTCCCAACATGGAGAAGCAGTTTAATACTAAAATGGCTGACAGATATCTATACAAGCGTACCCACACCACAGATGAAGGGTTCGAAATCGAGATGCACCTCCCCGGGGTGGGTAAGGATAACATTCAGATCATGCTTTCTTCGGACGACCACGAGGTGACGGTGGGCTACGGTGAGAATCGAAGTGCATCATTCGATTTACCCAGTTACGTGGATGTATCGGATGATGGGTACAAGGCGAGTTACGTGGATGGCGTGCTTCGTCTGTTCTTCAAGATGCGAACGTCTGACAAGAAGCGCCGCGAGATCAAGCTTGATTAGGCGAATAATGTTCCACCGAGTCCGCCTTGGCAGCGGAAAATGTTATAGTTTACCGCGTAGAGTCTTGCTTTACGCGATATACTATTATTGACTAGAGTTAGTTCAAAAATCTGACTGGATATTCGACTCGTGTTGACGGTTCCTTCGCCCACGTTGAATATATTCACCTTGTAACTTGGTGTTTGAATGTAGTATTCGTAGGGTTGAATGGCTCTCATGGACATTTGGTCTAGGTCGAAATAAACTTGACCATTCAGAAATAGTCGCCATCGGGTCACCTGGTCATTTAGGTAGCTTGTGTACGTGGTACTTTTATGTGAAGAATAATCAAAAACACCATCAGTCCCAGAGTCATTTTGCACAACTAAGATGAATTCCTTGACGGGATTTTCGATTTCGGTTTTGAATCGCATCTGTTCGAGATCACCCACGGTGACTCGGGCAAGTTGTGTTTGTTGTATGACATAGTCTAACTGTTTTCCAAGAAAGAACTGGCGGTGTTCTTCTTTCAGATAGATGGCCTGTAGATCAAGCACGACATCCGGTACTGGTAAACTTCCTAACTCCGCTTGCGTTCTAAATGTTATCCTAACTTCGATGGTGTGCCTATTAAGAGCCAGAAGAGGAAAAGAATTTGCATAACCCCTTCCAAAGAATGGCAGTTCGACCAAGAATTGATTTGCGACGGACGTTGTTCCATAACTTGTGGGTGTCACGTTGCGTTTCAGGATGGAGTCGTTATTGCCTCGTGTTCTTTGAGAATCCGTAAGATCCGACATCACAGCCATGTATTCACCGGTCAGACTCATGATGGTCTGTCCTCCCACCAGAAGTTCCGCACGCTCTATGAAGGCATGCCCTGCATCTTGTGGAACAGTTTGAGACTCTTGGAATGTAAAATTCACTATGAAAGCCGTTATGATGTCACAGGTATCATTGTCGATTGTACAAATCGATGTTCTTCCATAGTTAATATCTGAATCAAAGGCCAGACGAAGGTTCTCGGTCGTGTATCCAGCGCGTTTCGTAAACACCTTTTGATAGAAACTTTGTTGCGGATCTCCGGTCAAAAAGGTGTCTTGGTATCCTGTGACGGCAAGCCGCATACTATTATGATGTGTCAAAAAAAGATTTCAAAAAATACATACGACTATTAGATATGAACATTCAACTCAAAAAATTCAATCCCGCTTCAATGGGCGACGATAAGGTATGTGTGTTTATTGGCAAGCGTGGCACAGGAAAGTCAACCTTGGTGACAGATATTCTCTATCATAAAAAGCACCTCCCTGCAGGTGTGGTGATGTCGGCGACCGAGGAAGGCAATCACTGGTATCAGCAATTCATTCCGGACTTGTTCATCTATGGTGAATATGACAAGGATATCATCGATAGGGTCATCGATAGGCAGAGGAAGATGGTAAACATGAAACCACCACCAGGGAAAAAGGAACTGACGTCCAGGGACATCGGAGCTTTCATATTGATGGACGACTGCATGTATGATAGAAAATTCCTAAAAGACTCTTGCATTCGCCAGTGCTTCATGAACGGTCGCCACTGGAAGATCTTTTTCATGTTGACGATGCAGTACTGTATGGACCTCAGCCCTGATCTTCGCGCAAACGTGGACTATGTCTTCATCGCTCGAGAAAATGTAATCCAGAACCGAGAAAAGTTATATAAGGCATTCTTCGGAATATTCCCAAATTTCGACATGTTTAACCAGGTGATGACTGCGTGCACCGAAAATTACGAGGTACTGGTTCTGGACAACACCAGCAAGTCCAATCGGATCGAGGATTGTGTGTTCTGGTACAAGGCCAAGATCCATCAGAACTTCCGAGTTGGATCTCAGCAATTTTGGAGCCTCCATCAGAAGACTTATAAAAAGGCAGGAGGCGCCACCAAACCGGGTCAGGATCCCAATGAGGTCAGGCGAAATAGGAACTCCCAAGCCCTGCAAGTGAAGAAGTTGAAATAATTATTCAGGGACAGGACGATGTCCGAATGGACATCCGACAAAATGGAGACCAAATCCATCGCACTCGCGACGACCGCGCTCATCGACTCTGGGTTGGTGAGCGAGACCAAGGCGGATACACTGGCCACTCACCTCAGCAAGGGCGCCAAGAACTGGTGCATCAAGCAAATGAAACCCGGCGACGTGAACGAAAACCAGAAGGAGCTACAAAAGTTCAACTCAAAGGTTTGGACGGAATATCTCGCCAAGAGGAACTACATTTTTGACGTTACTGAAAGTGGAGTGGTCAAGCGCAAGACACCACTGGTGGAAAAACAGGAACGCCTTTTGGAGATCAAGAACAAGATGATTGGTGAAACCTTCACGCCACCCATCAAAAAGGTCAGCAAAAGACTACTGGATCAGGCACGACTCAAGCGACTTCTTACTTTGGTCAAGAAAGATATCGAAGAGATGGAGAACGAGATGAAGGGTTTGTCCATGATCAACCAAAAACTTGAACGCTACTTTATTCGTCGACCTTCATTCAAGCCCAAGGTCTTCATCGGTCAGGAAGAAGAATACCTCGACCTTCCTGACATCCCCAAGAGGAAGCGCATCCTCAAGAGACTTTTGCACCTTCTGAATATGCGTCGTTTTGACAAGATGGACGAGATACGCGAGAAACTCACACAAGTTCGCAGGGACACAATGACCAAACTGGTTCATATACAACGGGACATTTACATCAACTCCAAAGAGTGTTGGGTGCGTGCCGAAAGGGCATCGGTGTTGGACAAGAAACATGCGAACGACGATCTTAAAGCCGAGCATGCCAAATTATCGGAACACATTTCATCAAATCTGAGTGACTACATGGTCGAGGTGCCGAAGCCTTTCAAAAACGCCACGGTCATCAGCGAGAACGACACACGGGCAAACTGGAAGAATCCAGAGTTCAAACGCCTCTACGCGAACAGGATGAGATCATTGATCTACGCGATTCGCAACAACGACAAGTCCAAGTTTCTGGACAGGATCAAGTCAGGTGAACTCAAGCCAAACACCTTTGACACCAAGGAGATATGGGACCTTTGGTATCAGGAACCCAAGAAGGAGGTGATCGAGAAGAAGCCAGAAGAATATGAGGACGGAATGTTCAAGTGCGGCAAGTGCAAGTCCATGAAGACCACCTACGTGGAAAAGCAGACACGATCAGCAGACGAACCGATGACCTTATTCATCACCTGTAGGATGTGTGGTACTGTGATGAAGCGTTAAAGAAAAGATGTGGAAGATATTTAGAATGTGTAGCATCTGTGGTGAAGACATTTCGTTTGTTTGTAGAGCTAATGTTCGTTGCGGTCATCACGTTCATCACGAGTGTCGTCGCAATCTGATTCCGTTCACAAAATGTTCAATATGTAATAAAAATATACTTGATAAACTTGATGTCCACTTGTCCGATCAAGACGAATTTTGTCACAAGCGTTGTGAAACCAATGCGCGACGTTACTATCCACCTTGCCCGGTGGAAGGATGTGGAATGGCTCTGCACAAACATCACGTGATCACAAACAAACAGTGTCAGCAGCTCATAGTGGAACTCGAAGGAAAGACATTTGAAGAACGCATGGCGATCTACCTTTCTTACGGATTCCGTGAAGATGAATTGGGTGGCGGAGAACTTGATGAAGAAACGTGGAAAAAGATTCAAACAATTATTTCAGCCTCTTCGCAGGAAAAGGAAACTGAGGAACAAGTCACGGTAATCAAAGAACCTAAACCGAAACCTGTAATCATTCCACCCAAGACCTATGAACCCAGAGAACTTGCTCCTGGTGAGCGATACAAGCCACCGAACAAGTCTAGACGACCCCAAGAACACGGAGCTTCTCTAAAAACTCTAGTTCCTCACTCTGTGAAGGATAGGGTTCATGTTTCCCCTCAAGAAGATTTTGCTTT